GAAAACAAAACACCACGTTGGTTCGGTATGAACTGGGGTGATTCTCGTCTTCAAACCGAAACCATGAATCTTGATGAGTTAATCGGTTCATCAGGTGGTATCTCAGTCAATGTAGGTAAGTTCCTTGAAATTGATCCAGGTACAACGTTCCCAGAGAATAATGAAGAATATTATGAATCAGGTAAGATCAATGTTCGTATCGGTAATGGATTAATCCCAGAACCAGAAACATATGATGATCAAAATCATCCGATTACTGGTAACAGAATTGAAGTTTATGTTGATGATGAAGCTGGTCTTGAATTTATAAATCATAATCCATATAAATCTATCGGTGTTAAGCTTGGTGAAGATGGCGGTTTAGCATTCGATGCTAACGGTGGACTTATAGTATCTAACCCGATGGTATCTACACACGTTCTGCGTATCAAAGATACATCAAATAATACATTTGACTTTAATCCAACTGGAGCTACGATTACAGAATCTACTCCGATTGATGAACTGTTACTTGGACCTGGATTAAAGATTGTAACGACATAATGGAGGTGAGTTCATATGGGAACAAGAATCGAGTTAGATTTAGCACCAGAACTCAACATATCAACTGATGGAGTTACAATAAGAACAGTGACATCATCAACATCGACATTTTCCATTAAAGAAGATGGATTATATGTGTCTGCTCGTCCGGGTAGAGATGGTGAAGGTGGAACGGGATATGACGATTACTATACATCCGAAGGTGTTCGTTTAGGATATAAAGATCCATACACAACCATCACATCACAGCGTAGAGTAACTGGGATGTCATATGTACACAGATTATTTGATGCTACATTATCAGATGATGATCCTCCGGTATTAACTCCATCTAACTTTAGATCGGAAATTGATCTTGTGTTAGTTGGTGATATGTGTAGAGTAGATCAGGGTGATGGTACATTTAAATATTATCTCGTAATTGGTACTAATAACAATGTGATTACATCATATGAAGAATTGGGGGTGTGGTAAATGACATTTGAAGTAATGTTTGATCCGGTTGTATTTGAATTGGTTGATGGACATTATCAACCAAGAATATCTCAAGCACAATACAACGGGTTATCCTTAGACACAGCCACACATAAACTCGTTGTAGTTAAAGGTCCAAAGGGAAGAGATGGCGTTGGTGGTACTATGAATACACCGGGTAATGGTTTAGCAGGTACAGTAAACCAAGGCACATCAGTTCTCCGTATGAATTCAACAGTAACTCGATTAGAAACCAATGATCCATATCAGGAAGATGGAGGTAAATCCATTCTTGATATTGCATTACACATCTTAGGAAGGGATCAAATATGAGTAAACGTTTAGAGTTAAACGTTGCTGATGGATTTACTTTCGTTGATAATAAGTTAGCATTAAACATAGACGAATCTGCTTATGTAGAAAAACGTCTGAATGGGTTATATATACATGATACAGATGGAGAAGACGGTACTTCAGGTGCATCCAGAGAAGATAATTATACTATAATAATGAATGATCATAATCAGCTACAAACAAATCCAAATGTAGTAGAATATATCTTCTCTATGAATGCATATCAAGTCATTGAAAGAACCAGAGTATCTGTAGATACATATTCAGTTGATACTACAACGCCGAAAACAATTCAAGACATTATAAATGAATTGAATGCGTCTATTGATGCTGGTAGTGGTAATAACAACGGTGCTATGTTCATTCTCAAGGTAGGTAACTTATTACAATTAAAGACTTCAGTATCAGCAACGAAGTTATCATCATGGCCTGTGGCGATAGATTCATTGAAGAGAGAAACAACGGATGAATGTATAGCTTTATTCTATATCAAAGCAATTACATATTCAACAACACATCAACATCCGCATGATGTTCAATCATGCTATGTTAGATCATTAACATTGACATGTTTATACTCTTCAATCCAATCTTTCGTAAAGGGTAATGATTATACAGCAAATTCAATACATGAATATTAATATACTTAAAGGAGGAAATAAATAAATGGAAGCAAACGAGAAACTTGGATTACATGGTATAATCCATATAACACGTGAGAATGAACTCACTGGTGAAACACAGGACTGTGGTGTTTATCATAATATTATACCCCTCGTAGGTTACCAAACATTATTACTTAAGCTATTCGGCTTATATCTGGATTCAATCCATAAGCAGTCATACGAAGATATCGGTAAAGATACTACAGTAGTTACTCCAGATCTTAACAGTACAGGATCAATGTCAATCGGTGTAGATCCAACTGATTACACAGCAATGAATGAAGACTTCGCATCAAACCATTATGTCCAGGGATTCATGGTAGGTAATGGTGGTGCCGGAGAAGATACAATTACATCTAAGAATACAAACTATTCTTTCTGTAAGTTACGTAACCCAATACCATTCCAGCAGATTGCAGATGGTGTAGCACCAGCTGATCAGGGTGCAACATACCTTGGTGTATATCGTTCACCATCATCTACAAAATCATACTACATTAAGAAATTCTCTGAGAGACCACATGTATATCATTCATGGTGGAAGAATGGACAGAAATGGGATTATCTTGATCCAGTAACAGAGAATGATCTTGGACCAAATGCGGTTAATGGTGCAGGTAAAACAAATCGTATTGAATCATACATTGAATGCAAACTGTCATTATCTGAAACAGACTGTCTGGCTTATTTCCAGCATGAAGGAAGCACACAGACAGCTGCGATCAATGAACTCGGTTTAGTTGCATTTGATGCATTATACGGTAAAGGAAGTATCATTAACTCACTCTATCAGACAAAGATCAAACTGTTCTTAAACATTGCATTCAACAATGAACGTACTCAAGAAGACGCAGAACACTTTGTTCTCTTAGCAAATGAGATTTATACAGTAATGGATGAAGAAGGAATTTCATCATATGGCGAAACACATATCAACAACTTCATTGATCTTGTTGGTACTTTACTTAATGCTGATCCATCTATAATTGCATGGGAATCTATTCAGGATGAATTATCAGATGATACTAACATTGAGGTTGAAGCATTATACAATCAGGCTGGAACATTTAAAGAAGAAACAGATAAGTTCACTTATTACATGTCTTCAGAAGCATTCCAGGTAGATGACTTCTCCGTAGATGAAGCACAACGTATCAAACTCTTTACCTACTTTACATTCAATTCAATCCCACTTCAGGAGAATTGGAGACTTAAGATCAACTACAGAATTTATGCTAACTAATCATACAGAGGATAATATATGAGAACATTACCAGACAAGAATTCATCTAATGCTGATGAGTTGCTTATGCTTATGCCGGACAAAGTTAAAGGAGCTTTAGCTGTATGCATAGAAACAATCAACAACATCAGATGGAAGAGTGTTGAGTTTATTATTCCAGATATACCAGAACCATCACACCGCCCACGTTTATGTGGGCATCGTGTGTATGTTCCTGGTGCTGCTAAACATCAGAGATTCTTTCAGAAGAAAGTATTACCTAAACTGAATGGTTTATACATAGATACTCCGTGTAAGATAACCATAGATGTTTATTGTCAAACCCCAAAGTCATATACTAAAACCCAGAAAGTCTTAGCAGAAATGAAGATACTTCGTCCATGGTTTAACATTGGAGATGTAGATAACTTTGCTAAGACGGTAATGGATTCTATGATGCCGAATGAGAAACGACATAACGTTGGTATCTTAGAAGATGACTCACTGGTCATTGGATTAAACATCAATAAGTATTATTCAATGGACCCTCGGTATGAAGTACGTATTGAATACATGGGTAAGATACCTGATTCTGTCAAAGGATTCCTACGTTTATAGGCAAAGACTCATTTATAATTGTATAACGTATACAAAAATCAATACAGAAAGTAGGTAATTAATATGGCATTAAAACAAGAACCACTCAATCAAACTTCTAATGAAGTGATTGATAAATTGTATAAGAGTGCTACCACACACCCAGCCTCCATAGCTGGTCAAGCTCGTAAAAGTATCTTTGAATTCCCAGCATTCATTTCATCATCTGTAGATTATAAATATGCTGAAGCTACATGTAATCTTCTTGAGCTTACATATGCATCATATTTACAGATGGCCATCTCACAATCTCCTATGGTTGATGAATCAGATGTATCAGATCCATTTGCTCAGTGGAAGACAGACACAAATAACTATCTGGAGTGTTCTAACCTGAAGGATTCATTTGATGCATGTCATAATGTAATCACAGAAGATGGAGTTACTTATGAATTCAATCTTACAAACATCCCAGACAGAGTAGCTTCGGCTATAAATGAAGCTGTTGAGTACGAACCATTATCTGAATTTGATCACTATTTCCAGGAGGCAGATAAACCTGATAGACCAAATTACACAGATAATGATATGGAGTCAGGTAAAAGAACCGACACCACATACGCTTACAACCCAGATGGTTCACCGGTTACTAACAGTCGTGGAGATCATATGACTGCTAGTGAGACCATAACAAATACATCTTCACCGTATCAGCGAGACAGAAATAATGAAGAACTGTATGGAGCAAGACTTAAGAACACAAAAACATCTATGGAAATAGATGCTATGGAAAGACAGGAACAGCGTCTCCAAGCTGAAGATGAAAGACTCAAAGAAACTGAACAGCGTCTTAGAGAAAAACATGCAGCTGATATGTCTTCTCTTGAGAATGACCCTGAATACAAACAGTTCAAAAAAGATCGTGAACAATTAGAACGTAACAAAGCTGCATATGAGGCATCTAAAATAGATTTCTTACGTACGCATGGTATCAATGATACAGATATCTCAATAGCTCAGCTTAAGCAGCTTGAGTTACAGAATTATGAGCAGGATAGATTAAATCAAAAGACCAAGCTTCGTCATGATACTAAGCTTAAGACACCTGAGCTCATGGATGAGTCGAAGATCCAGAAGCTTAACTCATTAAAGCCACTCACTATGAATGTAGAAATGAGAGTTGGTATGAAGGATGGTTCTGCTGGAGTAATGACAATGATAGCAGGTGTTAAGATTTATTCTCGTCTTATTGATGCAGACACACTCCCAGAAGTAGCTGAATTCCCGCTTAAGGAAATGAATAAGCTTACACGTAATATCAGATGGAAAGCAGGAGAACTTAAGTTCTTTAAAGATATTCTTTTCCGTATCAAAGAGAAGAAGCAGACTGCTATCGATTCACATGATCCAAAGCGTAAATGGTATCGTAGATTATATGAGCTTGCTCACACAGTAAATGACTCTGCTTCAGTTAATACACTTACAAAGGGTAAGACTGGACTTAAAGACAGAATATTCGGTGGTATATCATCCAAGCTTTCAGGTGGTTCATTAAATCCAGATATCCATTCAACTAACAGAGGATTCATTCCGAATGCAACAATCATTGTTTCTAAGGATGATGTAAATAACGTTTTATCAGAAACAGGAATAGATCTCCTCAACAATGGTAAAGCATATGCATTCTGCAGAGAATTATTCTTAATGAACTTCGTCGTTGTCGATATGGATGCACAGACAATCAAGGTGCTTACACCTGATCTTCATAAGGATTTTGAAATCCATACGCTTGCATCTGTAGAGAAGCAACTCTCTATGATCGATACAGCTTCGGCTACATCAAGAGAAATCTTTAAAGCATTAAAGAAGTAAGAAGGTGATTATAATGGCAAAGAAAATGACACATGAACAAGTTGAAAATCAGATGGTAACTATGATGTTATACAACATTCAGTCTATATACAAGAATAAATCATCTGATGAATACAAGATGGCAGGTGATATAACCAAGTCGCCTGAATACAAATCAATTGAAAAGATGATCGCTGATCTTAAGACACTTAGAGGATATCCTAAGAATGAAGCTCAGGATATAGCAACTATGTTTGCTACACTTCATAAGCCAGTATTCAAAGAATGCGTTGAATCATATCTTAAAGCACCAGATGATCGTAACTCATTATACACAGCAATGTTCACTGTAGGTTATCGTGTACTTGTAGGTGAACTTGCACGTATCTATACTTCTACAGAAGCAACGGATAAGGGTCTTGTGTATAAGCCGGATAAGATCTCACGTAGAGGAGATATTGCAGCTTTCATCAAGTCATATGATAAGGATCTTAACAAAAGAATCGATGAATATATCAGAGACAAGAATGCTGGACAGGTTAAGGAATATGCGGAATCATTTAAGGCTGCAAATGAGAATTTCGTTACTGAATCATATCTTAACTTTGAAGCAATCAATGTTGCTGTATATCAGGAAGCATTACGTGATGTTGGTAACGCAGTTATGGCTGGAGTAAACCAAGCATTTGGTATTGTTGGTGCCATACTTAATCCAATTCTTGGTGCTATCAATTTCATCTTCAAAGGTTTTAAGGAAATCAATCCATTATCATTCATTAATGCAATCTTAATGAATTCATATCAGAAGAAAGTAGATGCTTTCCATGATACTGTAAAAGCATATGAAGAAACTAAGAAAGCATATGACGAATATATGAAGCTTCCTGCTTCAAAGCGTAAACCTGAGGTAGAAGAAAAGTATAAGAGAATGATTGAATCATATAACATTGCAGTCGAAGACAGACGTGCTGCAATCAAGGATTATGATCAGCGTGCTATAGCAGAGAAAGAGCAACAGGAACAGAAGTTCCCTACAATAGATCCAGATGGTGGTCCAAACGAACCAAAAATCCCAGATGAATCTACACAGACATCTACACCGTCCGATGATGATATCGGATTCTAATACATCATAATTAAATATCATATTTAAATACATGGGGGATAATCCCCCATGTATAATATGATATTTATATATTTACATAATTAAAACGTTGGAGGTGATATATATCAAGATAGACGATATCTCATTATGCATATCAGAAATATGCATACATTATTATTTCTCACATAATCATTACAGTAACTTATTATTTAAAAACATTGATATGAATAAACTACGAGGATATATTTCATATAATATAATCACATATTTCAATATGAAATATAAAGACTGGGATATCCATAGTTTTGATGTGTCATCTCATCTTAAAGAAAGACGATATAATATTTATAACGCTACAGACATATATGTATATATGCGACCCGCTATAGATATTATGACACGATCAGGTTACGATCCCGGAGTAGACTTCATATCAATAAATGTTGTTCCATTTGATGGTATTATGATTTATGGATCAAATATAATATCTATAATAGAATCATACATTTATTAAATAATATGAAAGGAGAGTGTCTGATATGCATAATGTAAAAATAGTAGACGATAAAGGAAATCTGATTGGTGAAAGATTTGATGTTACTTCAGAAGAAGTACGCAAGTTCATCTCCAAAGGATTCCATGTTATAGATGTAACCAATCATACGGAGATCACTGAATCAATGATTATGGAACAAGTCGGTGTCTCTGAATGTATCATGGTATAATCTATAAAAAGATGTATACAGACATATATAATTCAGATGGTAACACATTCATGTGTCACTATATAAACAACATCTAAATTTATTTCTAGGAGGAAATTAAAATGGCAACATCTAAAGGATTCTCACTCGCATCTTTCGTAGAATACGGTAACAGATGCATCAACAACGCAAACAACTCAACACCTGTAATGCAGGAAGCTTTCAAGAAGGATCTCAAGAAGGCAATCGCACATGCAGGCTACCCATCAAAGGATGAGATTGGAGTAGTTGATGAAATCAACGACTTCGAACTCACAAACACACTTGCACAGGTTCCAACACTTGTGTCATCATTCATGAAGGATGAACAGAGAGCATTCGATCTCCCAGCTGTTGATCCAAACACATGCCCAGCATCAATCAAGGTTGTAGCAGTCGATGAGAAGACAAAGACAGGAACAATCATGCTCGGAGATAAGAAGGGTGAACAGTACACATCAACTGTTGCTGCACACGAAGAGATCTCTGTAAAGAACAGAAGGGACGCTTTCAAGAAGTAATTCATCAACCAACACAACATATACAGAATGTTTTCTCCCCCATTATCGGGGGAGATGCATGTCTGTGTAAAATCATATTCAAGAGGATAAAGCAATGAAGGAAACAATTATCAGTTTAAAGAAATATGGGTTTAATGCAATCCCGAATATGTTACTAATCGCAAAGTACATATCATATGGGGGACCAATCATAATTAAAGAAACAAACAAAAAACCATCCATAGTATTTTTTGATCACAATGGAGATGAATGCTACTGGATATTTGGAGATAAACATATCGATGTGGATACAGCTTTAATCAAGTTATTCACATTAATTGAGAAAAACAGTATCGAAGAATTTACATTCTTTATAGAAGATTTGTATTGTATGTTTCATACATCTGAATGTAACAGGAAACATTACATCAAAGAAACATATGAAGATTCCGAGTTAGATATGTTACGTCATCATGTAACATTGTCAAGAACAGAACTCATTAATGCAATTGCAAACACAGAGAATAATACTATCGGCGGTATAGACGAATTAGTTAAACTCTTTGACATAGACAATATCTCACTCATAGAGAGTGCAGATGAGGTACATAAACTCTTAGAAAAGTTTTAAGGAAGTGATCTATATGGAGGAAGAAACATACACTGTGGGTATGTGTCCATTATGTGGATTAAAGAGAATGACACTTGTTGTTGAGAAAGAACATCATCAAACGTATACTAAATACGTATGTACAAAGTGTAACTGTGAAACTCATAAACGTAAAGTACCTTTATCAACATTCGGTACAAATAATACAATTCCACTCTCTATAAGTTACTTAATGAATCATTGGAAATCTTTGGAAGAATACTTTCTACACAGAAGAGAATACACTAATCAGAAAGTATTAATACATACTAAAGAGTCAGCAAAACAGATATATCTCAAAGTGTGTCCTTTATGTAGATCGCATGAGATTATAGTCGTTAAAGACTTTAAACGAGGTGGAGAATGTTTACTTTGTAAACAATGTAATTTCCATTCAGGATATCGTCCTTTCGTAGAGACTCCAGAAGAACATTCTAAGCTGTATACAAATTGGAATAATATGTAAACACACTCCCCCATATGGGGGAGTGTGAATACTGTTTTATGTATATAATTTCATTAATTGATTTGGGATTTCTTCATTGAACATTGATTGTGTACTGTTTGTATTTTTTGTACCTACATTGATAGCAGCTGGTTGTTTTTTATCCAGTCTATCAATGACTTGTTCAACTAAGGATTCAAGTCTCTTTGCAGATACATTGAATTCAATCTTAGATAATGAAGAAATCATTTGTTCACGACTCATACCATCATAAGATGAATTGACAACCTGATACGTTGGCTGAGCAGGTGTAGGAGTATCCATATATGGATCAAACAGGAAATCAGTAACATCACCAGAACCATATAAGCTAGCAGGTTTATAGTTATTCTGAACCATCTCTGATGTTCTGTATAATGTGAGATAATTCCTCGGTACACCATCAATACCAAAGTTAGGATCAGATACACTTGTGAGGTTATATCTTCCACTGTTCTTATTGATTGCTGTGACTCTCCATGGTCCCTTAGAATAATACAGATCACCAACTGTACGTGTTCCAGCAAAATCAGTTGTCGTGAATGTCTTACCCTTTGAATCTGAAGTGAAGATAACTTCATCATTCGTATTCATTGCACGATCAGTACCCGTTGCAGACGCAATATCATATGATGTAATCGGAAGATTACTCTGCATTGCATTCATCTGTTCAGCATAGCTTGGAAGTTTTGGACCAATCGGTGAATCATACTTATTAAGATCAACATTGTTCAATGAATCTGGCATTACAGGTCCAACAAATGCATCTGATCCAACCGGAGGAACATAGTTAAGATAATGATTGTAGATATCGTTTGCATATCCACCTCTCTTAATAGCATTACCATTCCAATCTGCAGGATTCTCAAACTTAGTTAAGAATGCATACATCGCATCATATGCCGAGTTAGTTGATTTAAGTGTGTTTAACAATGATGAGAAATATGATTGATTGAGTTCGTAGTTAAGTGTGTCTAACTGACCACCCATATCACCAATGCTTAATCCTTTTGATTTAGTATGATCCCACAGATTCTGTTTATGATCAGATGTGGTCCATTGTACTAATCCGTATCCTTTTCTGTCTGAGATGAATCTTGATTGTGGATATGATCCTGAATCTACATTGTTTGTGTATGAGATGTCGGTTATCGGATTATCATAGTTTCCTTCTTCACGTCTTGGTTCAAATATAGATTCGACTTGCATGTTAGCGAGCACACCTGCAGCTCCAGCTTTAGTCAATCCCATGTTGTTTGTAAGGTAATTCCAGATCTTATCGCGATTATCATCACCTACAAGAGTTCCACCACTACTGCTGGTTCTGTCAGCAATGAATCTCATTATAGTATCAACGTATGGATTATAACGTGTTTGCTTAGTAACTGTCTGAGCACCTCCGGCATTACCTTCAATACATGTCCAGTTATCACCGTTATTTGTTAAAATCCATCCTATATGATCCCATCTTCGTCCTTCATTGTATACTGGGTCCACTTCTGGATTTGGATTATCCCAGTCGAAGAATACAACGTCACCACGTGCAGCATCTTTTTTATCTACTTCCTGCCAATCAGATGATTCTTGCATAGCTTTAAGTAAATAACCAACTGTCCAGTTATATGCTCCTTCATAACCGTTTCTCTTCATTACTTCGGATACATAGTTAGCACACCAGTCATGAGGTCCACCACAGTTTACAGCATCACGAGATTTACCAACATCCTGTTCTGCTGTAGAAATAAACTTCTCCGCTGTAGCAGATGTTCCTGTTGTGCTCCCTCCATTACCACCAGAGAAGAATGATTTTATTCCGGAGAATAACTCGGACGCACCTGTCATCAGTTTACTAAGAATACCACCATTGGCATCATAATCAGAATCAGCTTCTCTGTTTTTATATTCTGATTGATATGCTGTAGAAATGTCATCCTTTGCAGCTTCAAGTAAATACTTATTACGTAATTTATTCCATTTCTTAGCATATGATTTATCACTCTGCCATACATGCTTAGGATGATCTTTCTGGAACTGTTCATATGCTTTCTCTTCATAGTCAGTTATTTTTACACCCTGAGATTCAAGCAGCTTATCAGCAGCTGTAACAGCTTCGGCTTCTTCCTTTTGAGTTTGTATAGCTGAATATGAATCACTATCATCATCAAATTTGAATATACTGAATAATCCACTTGTAAGGTCTTTAAGTTCGCTCATAGCATCGGTAACTTCTTCAGAGAATTCAAATCCAAAGTCACCAGATCCATATAAACCAACCTTTGATCCTGATATAACGTCGCTTATGTTTTCTGATGAGATTCGTCCTGTTAATGGATTACTTACGTATACTCGACTTCCTCTACCACCAACTATATTTACATAGTGATTGTTTCCATTTTGAGTACCATAAGCTCCACCAGAACCAAGTACAGTTATTGGATTACGTGATGATGCTGAAAGTAATGATTCACGTGTAACTGTTCCTGGTATTAAGTTCACACCCATATTACGTGCTGTATTAATATATCCAGCTACAGATGTTCCTCGTCTTGGATCATATGAACCAGAACCAGTCATGCTTCCTGCTAAGCTTGCAGCATTAATACGTCCACCTCGACGATTAATATTCTCTGTTAATGCAAGAGGACCGCATCCACGTTGTCCCATGTTCATATATGTACCGAATGAGCCCATGTTACCAGAACCAGTTTCATCCAATACTTCTGCCGAGTTACCTTCTTCATCAGTATATACATCAACGATGTCACCTACCATAGGTATTCTCTTGATTAAACTTGATGTACCTTCTTTCCATCCAGTGAATGTATCTTTGAATCCTTGTGTGACAGATGATATACCAGCTTTAAGTAATTTACCGCCATCGAATGCTTGAATGAGGAAACCTACTCCTGACATTACAGCACCCTTAACCATTGTGATTCCTCCGTTTATAGCCTTAACGAAGCTTCCAACAGTTGAGAGAGCTTGATCGATATTTGCAAGTATAGGTGTAACCCACTTAGTCATTACTTCAACGATTGGTTTGATCTGTGGAATGAGTTCTTCTCTGATTACAGATACGATTGGTGATGCTGATCCCTCTGGTTCTTCGCCATAGTCTCCACTACCAGTCAATGTACCATCAAGAACATTACCCTTTATCGGTTGATATCCAGTATTATTAACAGGAATCATATCGGTTGCACTCTTAGTGTCTTCAACCTTAGCGCCAGTAGGATTAAATACAGATCCTAAACCGTCCTTAAGATTATTAAGACCACTATCAACAAGAGTCTTACCGTCTTCCTTAAGCTTCTTGTCATGCTTAAGTGCACCTACGATGTACTTAACTCCACCAACAATTGTCTTTAATGAACCTGATACTACTTCAAGTATACCAGTGATCATCTTCAGCATTGGAGTAATAACAACCAATACAGGTTTTAATACATTAACGACGACATCTAATGCTGGAGCAAGTATAGGTGTTAATGCTTCTAGTAATGGATTAAGAGCATCAAACAACATTTCAATGATCGGACCAATAGATTCGAATATAGGTTGTAATACCTTAATCAATGATATAGCCATCTTAGATACAGTATCCATTACCTTTGTAAGCGACTTGCTGATAGTATTGACTATTGGAGTGATGACTTTCTTGATTGTATTGAATACCTTGTTAAGCGGTTTAACAGCTTTACTCAATGCTCTTTCAACAAGAGTCATGATTGCTTTAACTCCACTTAATCCAGCTATAGCAGAAAGTATCATCTTACCAAAACCAGCTAAGATCTTTGTAATACCGCCAAGCATTTTTCCTATGTTGAACAGAGGGCTTACCTTCTTATTACCACCAGCAGCACCTTCTTCACCAGCTACTGCTTCGGATGCAGTCTCGGGTTTAGCTTTACTCTTACTACCAGATCTTTTGCCTTTCTTTCCAGACATATTCTCTGATATACCGATGATAGAATCACGAATGACTGTGAAGATAGATTCTTTCTTACCAGAGATCATCTCACTCATTTCGTTTGTAGCTACATCAGACATACTCTCTGGAGTCTTAAGTTTAGCAGCTTTCTTACGTTCTTCTTCTTTATTGAATACAGACATAAAGCCTTTACCAAATTCAGAAGAATTCATAAAGTTTTTAAACTTATCTACGACTTTATCTGTAGCTTTCTCTGAATCTTCTTTTGGTTTATCCTTTTCTGTCTTATCTCTTTCAGCAAAGATATTCTTGAATGTATCTGATATTCCAGATGTTATTGGTTTAATGAGGCCATCATTAAGTCCCTTAACGAGATTCTTACTTACACCCAATACAGCTTTAGTAGGATTAGTAACAAATGTCTGTACAAGTCCGTCTGTCTTATTACCTTCTTCATCCGTAGATCCAAATAAAGATTCTCTAACAGCAGATCCACCTCTGAATACATCGGAAGCACCACTCTTAAAGAGTTTAAGTATCGGAGCAAATATCTTTGTAGCGAATGTCTTTAATCCTTTGAAACCAAGCTTAAGTATAGCCTTGATTGGTGTGAGTATCTTATGGAATGCTAAAGTAACTCCAGCAAGAATCTTTCCTACGATTCCTTTATTTTGTCCAGAACCATCTTCAGAGTTCTTACTGTTAACACGATTAAGCATTGGAATGATACTCTGATTAAGTCTCTTCTTAGTATTAGCATCCTGAATCTGACCAATCATTTGTTTGATTGCATTAATATCTGATTGAGATACTTCACCATCTGCTGTGGCAGTTTGAGCCATCTGCATGATCTGTTGAACAAGTAACTTATCTTCATCAGATATACTATTATTCTTACTTAAAGCTTCATTACTGTAGTCTTGTTGAACACCCTTGAATGCAACTCTTTCTGCTACCTCATGCATCTTATCCGTAGCAGCTTCTTTTGCTTTACTGATTAATTCATTACCTTTAACCTTGATAGTATCTTTAGCTGCTGAAGCAAGATTTGTTCCTATCTGACCTACATTGGATGCTATAGAAGTTATCTGTCCGATATAATCCGCATTACCATCTACACCGGCTGGAGTATTTCCTAAACCGAGTATTTGACCTATACGTGAATCACTGAGCTTAGTCATCAATGAATCTACAATAGCATCTGCTTCAGGTGATGATGGAGGATTGTTTGTCGGTGGTGTATTATTATCTCCACCACTCGGTGTAGTACCATTACCAGAACGATGTTTTCTGTTACCTGTGTTGGTACCGTCACTAAGATTACGGAAAGTATTCTTCATCATCTGGTCTGTGATTGTACCAGCTTGATCACCATAATCACCCTGAGCTGCCTCGATAGCTTCTTGTCTCATATTAATTAATGCTTGAGAAACACTTTGAATGAATCTTTCTCCATCAATTATACTTCCTGAGAGTTTAAGCAGAATGGTTTGACATAAAGTCTTCCAATATTGAGGTGATCCTCTACGTGCAGTCTTTATAAGCTTAACAGCATAATTGATCGTAGCCATATCATCAGGGTTAAGATCTGCTGTCTTTAACATCGATCCACCAGAACGTTCAAGATACATTACATATGTAGCTTGTAATGCTTTAAGAGCTATATCGAGTTCATCCTGTGAATACTTAACACCAGATTCAGCTTCGATGTTAGCTTGCATCTTATCGATTCTACGTTGGTCTATACGTAAATCGATTGCTTTATCTGTAACAGCATTAAACTTATTAACCTGAACATTCTCGGTTGTAAGTTTACCATATTCATTGATATGTAACTCACGTTTATTCAATGCATTATCTATACTCTTAAGATATCCTGGGATAATATCAATGATGGTTTGTCTGGTTTTATTATCAAATAAAGCTTTCTCTGTATTGTATTTATTGATACGATACTGAGAGTAGTCTGTTTCTCCACCTGTGCCTTGTTCTCTGTTAAAGAGATATTTCTTAATCGTAGGATTCTCTAAGAAGGATCTCATCATTCTCTGAGAAATTGCATCTGAGAATTGATTAAATGTCTGACCCCATTGACCGATAGTCTGTCCTTTGATAGTAAGTCTCTCGTTGTTTCTAACGAAACCATCCATCAATAGATTGAATATGTTTTCCGGTGAAGCATCTTCCTTCATTGCCGGTAACATAGTCATCATTGTTGCTACTAAAGGATTGCTTGATACGATGATGTTACTACTCTTAGCAGTCTCATATATCTTACCGAGAGACAGTCTACCACTCTCATCAACCATACTGTCATTCTTATATCCCTCGACCTGAGCTTCGATCTGTACTGTACTGAGTTGAATGAGTTTATCAAGTTTACTCTCTAAGGTAGAATTGATAGAGTGTAATGTTTTATCAAGATTATTTACAGATGAAATGATTTCTGCTGTACGGGTGTTGATTGTAGTGACTAACTCAGCTGTGTTTGCAAGAGCAGCTTCTGCTTGCTTAGCTCCTATCTTATACATAGCAGAAAGTTGCTTACTACTCTCTGTAGTAGAAGGTATATTCAAAGACGGTTTGTCTTCATTGTCATCTGAGGTATTACCACCAAAATCAAAGTCATCATCTTTATTTGATTCAGCATCAAGTTCATCTGCATTGTTATAGAACCATGCACTGATGTCTTTAACGATGTTACCGCTCTTAATACGACGATATGTATTCTGCACATCGGTAACAAGACTTTCTGCTTGCATCTGAGATGCGACTGCCTTAGCATCGTTCTTTAATCGTATAAGATTCGAAGCATACTCGTTTCCGGCTGTTGTGATATCATATTTCACAATCTCCATTGCTCTTTTAAGAAACTTATTAGCCATTTATAACACACTCCTTTCTTATTTATTATATTAACATATCAGAAGAACATGATACCATCAGTATCATCACAATGGTATGTGTCAGTCCATTGTTTGATTAGATTTGCACGATCATTCTTAGCACCAGCCCAATCTTCAATCTGAATTTGATTTTGTTGATATCCTGAACCAACATTCTTATTGTTCTTGAGATCGTTATAAAGTTGCATCTGGATATCATATGTTGCTAACTCTTTAAAGGATTCTCTCATGCTTTCTGGGATAGATTCACATGACGAATCGTGTTCACATTCTACGATGAGATGTACACATGCATTGTCCGGGAAATCATGAAGCTGAATTTTATTGTATTCTTTCCATTCTACTGTAGGAAGTCGAGATGTTACTCCAGCAAATTTATTTATAGCTGTACCAATCATCTGTGCATTCAAGATATCCTGTGGATAATATGAACCAAAGCCAACGAATGGAGATCCAACTGTGAATGTATTCATATTAACACGTGAATCAACAGCTTGATCAGTTTCACATGTACCATATACATCAATGACATTGGTTGTTGTTAATTCAGGTGGAAGCAGATAGATTCGTCTACATTTATCCACTTCAGTTGGAGATTTGAGATCTTTTACCAGATAGAATCCTTCTTTTTTCTGACGTTTGAATTGAGAGAACGTACGTACAGAACGTGCAATAGAATTCTGCACAACTACTTCAAGAGGTTCCTTATAAGGTAATGCAAGTTGATGTAAACCATTTTCATCAATGATATCACTTATAAGTGTACTAATATTCATACAGATTTCATTCCTTTCATAGTATAATTATTTAGCCGTAATAACAAAGATAATGGTGGGGATTAACCCCACCATCATCAATAGTTAATTATTCTGAGATAATATTCCAATCACATACGTCATATGCTGTAAACTCAGTTACAGTTGCTCCTGAGATATCACAGAGATGCTGGATATGTTCATCGAGATTGTTTGCTTCGTTAGGATCAAATACACTCTTGTTGTAGATGTTATCGATTTCACTCTGTTCACCAAGCTGACCATATGCTTTCTGTAACCATTCAAGGTACTTAACACATTCTGGATCAAGATGCTTTTTATCTGCGAGGAGATCCTTACAGATCTTAACAGAGAGACGGTTTCTTTCAGCATCAGATGGATGTACATCAAAGATTACTTTACCGATATCGATAGCAGCACGGTTATATCTCTCCATGATTTCTTGGGAAACTTTATCTGGTGTATAGTTTCCTTTCTGAGTCATAACTTTGAAAGTTACAGGGAGCTTATACATGGCTGCAAACATATCACACCATTCTTCTTCAAGATTAGTTGTGTTTTCATAGTTTTTCTTTATGGCGTTATACACAAGGGTTTCTATAGGAGCAAATATAGCATATCCAAGTGCTTCAGCACCAATCATTATCAGAGGTGGGAATGCCATACCTAAACCGAAAGCAGCCAAAGAAACAGATAACCAAATGAGAGTACGTGCTACTGTACCACCTTTGGAGTATCTCTTCTGAGTTGACTTAATGTGATTCTCATATAAGTTAACCAGCTCTTCTACATCCTTATCAGCTTTGGATTTATCTGAATCATTGTTAGTAACTTCTTTGATCTTCTTCTTGATCTTAGCAAATGCGCTTTCGTTCTTAATACCTGTAGCAACAGTAAGTCTCTTAATGAGAGCTTTTCTTGTGATTGCATTCATCTTAACACCATAGAATGAATCGAGATAGTTAACAAAGTTAGTCACAATCTTTCTTCTCTTCTTAGCGTTCTTTTCTGCTAAAGCAAGCTGTAATGATAAAGTCATCGTAGCAGAGAATTCTGCATCAGCAACTTTCCAAACCCACATAGCATTATGGAAGATTTCATGTAAAAGAACACTTATAACGGCTTGACCAATGAGATCAGGTTTATCCATACTGAAATCACGGATAGTATTCTTACCTTCGATATAGATTTCAATCTTATTACCCGAGAACTGGAATCCTTTGCTCTTAGAAACAGAAACTTCCTTAAGTCTTTGAGCACGGAATTCTGTCATTGTTGTATAAACATTGAATGCACCTGGTGCATCTGAGTAATGTACAACGATATCCGCATCAAACTGTTCACTTAATTCATCAACAGCTTCCTTGAAATTGTTGCTCTGATAAAGTCTCTGGAATGGGATCTCATCAAGCTTTTTACCTTCATGATTATCCTTAACCCAATCATTGATCTTATTCACAGCAGCAATGATATGTTTATTATCAAACTTCATGTGCTTGATTTCTTTAGGTGATAACTTTGTACTTTTTTTAGTATCATCATCTGCTTCAGTGATAACATTTGATGATGGATTAACAAAATCAAATCCTTGTAATGACATGATGTCATATCCAAGTGTACGCGTATCACCAAATATAGAATATGCTTCAACAAGAGTTTCGTCTTCTTCTATATCGGCTGAGATGTCTGTTGCTTCCATACCAGTTACACTGTCTTCTCCTGTTGTAGTGTTGCTTGTAGTAGAAACCTGCATGTCTACACCCTGTGTGATATCATCCATGTCAGCAAAATAGTTAGCAACAGGATTTTCTGCATCTGATCCTTGTACGAGTGCGATGTTATAATCCGGAATAAGTCCCTGCTTACGAAGTTCATCTATCTTCTTCATAGAAGACGGACAACTCTTACAGTCAACCATACCTGTGTTGTATACAAGAATCTCATTATCCTCATCATCAAGATATCTACCAACTACAGTTCCTTTACCTGGATCTGGAGTAAACTGTGGTTCCTGCTTAAACAGTTCATGACAGTGATGTTTATGATGAGCGTCAAGCTTATCATCAATATTTGCACTCTTCTTATCGAGTAAAGCTGCAATTGCACGTACAACTGCATGCTTATTGTTAGCAGCACCAACATTACCCGGAGCAATGATATTATCACCTGAGATCTTAATCGTGTTGATATCATCGTTTCTCATGATGTGTCCAGCAGGAATACAATACATAGCTCCGATTCCCTCTAAAGCACATATAAGATTCTTGCTGTTCTTAATGACATTATCAACACTCTCTTGGATACGTGCCTGATATTCATTCTTAAAACCAATACCCTCTAATTCCTTTAAAGAAGAGAACTCGGTAACGACTTTCTGATCTTCTATCTCAGCGCCGTGAAGCTTTTCTCTTATACTGGATAAATTTGCCATAGTAATATCATTCCTTTCTATTATTTATTCTCTTCCTTATTAGCTGCTTCAGGAGGATTTTCATTTGTTTCGTTAGTATTCTGCTTCTTCTTAGACATTACCTTGTATGCTTTGATGATTGAAGCATATGTTGTATATAATGTGCTATAGAAGTCTCTCATAACAACGTTGATTGGGTTTACTATGAAGAGAGTGTTGTACTTAGTAAGAATACCTGAAATCTGCTTAGCACGTTCAGCACCAAGTACAGCAGGACTATTAACATCTTCGGCTTTAACATCTCCGCTCTTACCGGCTTGAAGCTGTTTCTCTACTGCTTCTGTAGCAAGATTGAATTGTTCTGCAAGAGCTTTAGTGTATCTTTCAATAAGAGTACCACTCTTTTCATATGGATCAAGAATCTTATTTTTCCATACATCAGAAGATAATTCACCCGTATATGTTGTAGGAGTACCAATCTGAGAATAGAGTATGATATTCTTAATCTTTTCCTGACGACTCTTGTTGTTGTTATCCTTCGCAATAGAAAGTTTGTCGTCATCTTTACCCGGGAAAAGACCAGCTAAGAATGAAGTCTCATCAAATGTTTTGTTCTTAGTAACATCGAGCCAATCCTTTACATGTTGAGAGATATGTTCTGGATTGATTGTATCCCACTTAATCTGATATTCAGGGAATTTATTGATGTTGATTCTGAAAGAACCATCTTCAATGCTTTTACCGATTTCTGCATTAAGCTGTTGATGTTTATTAAAGTAATCCATTTCCATCTTATGATCTTTATTAAACTTATCATAGATCTTGGATACTACTTTAACGATCCATGCTTTAAACTTAGCAATTACAGCTGTGATAGTTTTTGTCTTTCCATCATCAGTTTTAACTGTAACTGTCGGTGCTTCTGGTTTTGCAGCTTGTTGTGTTGGCTCAGGAGCATTGTTCTGATTGTTATCAGCTTCCATTACATATTCTTCATCGAATTCAAATTCATCAAATGCAAATTCATTGTAAAGATATGCAGGAACTGCATTGTTCTCTGTATTGAATGAGCTTACATCGATTACCTGTGTATTGTTGTTTACAAGCATGATGATATCACGTGTAAGTATCTCACCAAGTAAAGCAAGTATATCTGTGGCTAAATCCGGAGCATCAAAATATCCATCATTAACAAATCGAATTGTTTTATTCATAGCATATTCAACATGCTTAATATTGTTTGCCAGCTCTTCATTTGATGTTAAGCCGCAGCCACATCCGTTATAGATCTTAAAGAGCATATCGAGTGTTGATGTAATTGGACCTTGTGTGACATTACCTGTAGCCTGTTTATCTGTACGATATGAAGCATCAATGAACTGGCTACCATATGCAAGAGTATCTAACCATGATACACCGTCATTTGGTCCTCTCATTATTTCTTCTTTGATGATGTCATTGTTTTCTTCACATGTATGTATTCCAGAGATATGATGACCATCAAAACGATGTATTCTTACAATACGATCGATGATACAATCATCTTCGCCAGTTGAATTATCTCCATCTCGTTTAAGTGTAGCAAACTTAAGTACCATCTGATTTACTGGTGAAGCAGGATCATGGAGTACGTAATGAATTGCATTCTTTAATTCATTGAATCCATTATTTACACTGCTAAGAGCAATGTTTCTGAAGTTGATATCAAATGGAAGATTAAGACGAAGATCTGTTTCACCCGTCTTCATGATTGCACATTCTGTGAGTACAACATTATTAGCATCATCATGCTTAATGTTAACTGTCTGATGTGTGTACAGATAATCATGCATCTGTGATACTGTAATTGTATTTACAGCAAATGCAAAGAGAATGAATGCTTCGATCGCTTCACGGAATACAACCATCTCTGGAAGATGATTTCTCTTTTCACCATTCCATGCTACATCAACAACACCTGGGATACCATTAACCAGATTCTTCATACTAACATAGAACTTCATGTCAGTAATCTTCTTAAGATCCTTCTTAACGTGTTCACTTCTCTGTGACATATCATACTTGGAATAACAGTTCTTGTTGAAGCAGTCATTGTTTAATCCAACGATGATATCCTTTAATGTTTTATACGTCATCGGATCAGGTGTATATCCAAGTGGAACTGCAGATACGAATGAATCACACTGATTTGCTTTGATGAATCTCTTTGCACACTCTACAGAGAATCTTTCGATATCTCCAGGTGTGTCTAACATTTCTTTGTACATTGCTTTGGCTAAAAGGTCAATGTATTCAGAAATGTTTTGAGGTGTTATGTAACGCATCTTGTATGAACAATTACAGATAGAATACTCATTCTCAGTCACTTTGAACTTACGTACTGAATCAATCATTTCATCCAGTTTATCATTCATCTCGCTAAAGACTTTTAAGAATGATTTATCAAAACTAAAATTCTTCATGATTTATTACTCCTTTTCTATTAATATATTAAATGTATTTAACCCCTGTATCTATAGAAGTTATTGAAAAGTTTGAGTACATATATTATATGTAATACCGATTATTTTCAATTTCCATATATATATTATTAATATGAATATAATAGAATGATCTGTTATATTCACCATTCAAAAATAAACATTTCAATTATGAAAGGAAAAGTGATTATTATGTTTGATAATAACAAGAATCTTAGTGAAGAAGAAAAGGCAGAAGCAACAGTTGAAGTTGAAGTAACAGACGTTGATGAAACAACTGAAGAAACAGAAGAACCTGAAACAGAAGAGCTCGAAGAAGAAATCGTTGATGAAGCCATCAACACTGAATTCATTCAGGATCTTGCTGAATCCATCGAAGAGATGGATCGGGAGGATATAGTTTTCATTGAATGTCTTAAGATGATGGCGAGAAACAGCTGGAAGTTCGTTCCGCTTCATATGCGTAATTCAGCAACCAAAAATGCTAAGATCATCTCTGATCTTAAGCGTAATTACTACGGCAACAATGACGAACTCGCAATCATCGATAAAATGTTCAATGAAGTTGTTCAGCAGACAAGAACAATCAATCACGTCAATATCATTGCGACTATTTTCGAATAAATTAAGAAAGGTTAAGGTGTATTATTATGAGATCATTTAACGTATTCAAAGAAACAAGAATTTATCAGGATTTAAAGCGTTCCGAGCAGCTCGCATTAGAAGCAGCCTATAATATCCTGTCGGAAAGAACGGTTGAGGATGCGATAGCAGTATCAGTAGCAGACAACATAAAAGACAACTACGACGTATTTAGATATCTTCAGGATGACATAGAACTGCTTGTAGACTGGTGTGATATTCCACTTGAAAACTATGCTTTCTTCAAGACGACCATAAATATGGTTGCTAGGCTCAATAAAGAAACAACAAGAATTTGGAAGTAAGTTTCACGTAACATAATAAAAAACGCAAGGAGTATTCCATCAAGGGTAAAACCCCTTGCGTTTTTTTTTTTGTTTAATTCATAAATATACTATATATAATATTTATATAAAGAAGGGATGAGAAATCATGAGTCGTGAAGACGTTATTATTGATGGGGAAGTCATTCGGGATTATATGTCATCTCTCGAATTCATGACTCCATCTGAAAGAAAACATTTTAAACGTAAGCTCGAATTAGAAGCTTTTAAACCAAAAACATGTTATTATGTAAGAGAGGAGACTGATACATTGCAGACACAAATTTCGTATGATGTTAACGGCATTTTGAACTTACTAAACTCATTGGAAGATGAGATCGTTGATGTATTCTTAGAATGCATCTCATTCGTTGCATCCAAGAAACAGACATTTTCTTACTCCAAGGAAGAGAATAGTACTATTATAAATGCAATGATATTTCATACTGGATTAAAACATCCACATGTACAGAATGACTCATTAAGAAAGCTTTTTGAAACATTGTTATCAACTGATGAAAGAGTTGATAAGATCAATAAGCTGATTAAGCTGTTAAGTAATTAAGATTAAGATGTGTCCCCATATGGGGACACATCATTTATTCTTTTTTGTATAAATATATAGTAAAAAACTTTTGATTAAGCATATTACGAAAGGAGGTTTGTATATGCGTAATCGTAAATGTCCATTCTGTCCAGCTGTGTTTAACGAGAAGCAGAACTTCTGTAAACACGTTGTAATCAAACATAACGATCAAATCCCAGAAGAAGTAGAAATACCATTGGAGTATGCATACTCTTTAATGGTAAATAAACCAATGGGAAGATTATGTACAGAGTGTCACAAGAACAATGTTCCATTTAATACATCTACATTGAAATATGCTCGATTCTGTTCAGATGCATGTAAAGACAAATATGTTGAAACTGTAAAGAATCGTATGAAGAATAAATATGGTAAAGAACATTTACTCGATGATCCTGAATATCAAGAGAAGATGATTAATAATCATCCAAATGCAAAAGACTATATATGGGATGATAAACATAAGTTCCGTATTATCGGTACATACGAAGAAGATTTCCTTAATAAGCTGAAGTCGCTTAACTGGAATCCGGATGATATACTTGCACCATCTCCACATATCATTTATTACAAATGGAAAGATGGTACAGAGCATTTCTATATACCCGACTTTGAATTACCATCTATCTCACTCATAGTAGAAATCAAGCAAGGTAATTTCAATACATCTTATATGGAGCATAATCGTGAGATCGAAGCTCTTAAAGATAGAGCAGCTCGTAACTTCTGTGAAGAAAACAATATGCACTATATAAAGATACTTGATAAAGATTATACAGAATTCATGAGAGACTATGTAAAGTCAGATCAGAATCAACCAGAATAAACAGGAGGTGAAATAATATGGCAGATGTTAAACAGAAACGTGCCAGGATAGAAAAGCTTCTATATAATGTATTATCATTATTAGATCCTTCTAAGATTAACATGCAAAAGTATCAGGCTATGTTTGCTAAGATGAGTGATGCTCAGTTCTCTAAGTGGATGGAATCTTTCTTAGCGGATCCAAAGTCAAATATCAGAGTTGACATTGAAGAATTCGGTTCAGATAATAGAAAGATTAAGTTTGAGAATGTTGAGAAAGCTGCTGAGTATATTGGTATACCTTTATTCGAGTATGTGTATCTTCCACATGTTTCATCAGATCCAAATCATCCTATACGTACCAAAGAGAAAGTACTCGTAGGTTATCTTAACATTAAACGTCCGCAGCAGCTTGTAACTAAGAAGACGGGTTATGTTCTTTCCGATGCTGACAGAGATGAACAATCTGGAACGGCTAAGGGGGAATCACGTGGTGGTACAACTACTGGTGTTGAGAATGAACTGCTTGCTGGTGTAGGTGCAGATAAAGTCATCTCTGAGTTACTTGGTGTACGTGGAGATAATGTTAAAGAATATGATAACATGCTTGAATCCATATCAGAAACAGGTTCAGTTAAACTCGAAGATATCAAGACGAATAAGTTTGATAAACCAACTCTCTTAAAGACAGACATACTGTTCATGTGTATGGGTCTAAAGACAGATATTGTATCTGAATCATACTATTCCACAAAGAAGATACGTGACCTCTTAGGAGGTGATTAACAATGATTGATCAAAAAGGAATCAAACTTGATGAAGTATCTTTAAGATACCCAAGAACATTTCAACCTTTGGGATATGATGCTGTACTTGATGTTGATGAGTTTACTAAACCGAAGGTAATCTCAACATTTCAATTATGTGTCAATGCAATATTAACTCTGTTATTCATGAAGCCGGGTCAGTATCCATCAATACCAGATCTCGGTATAGATATAGAATCATACTTACATGAATATTCAGATGATAAAACAATCCCAAGGAAAATACTTGATGCGTTAAATGATCAATGTAACCGATTACAGATTACTGGAGTAACATATGATGTTTATTTCGATAAAACGTATAATGGTATAAACGCATTGATCGTTAACATAAAGGCTACTGACCGTTTAGCATACGGATCAGAGTCGAATAATGTAATCATTGGTATATCATATGATAAACTTAATCGATTATATGTAAGAAAATCATATATTTAAAACAGAAAGTAGGTAATACAAATGAAAGTACATATCTTAGGTAAAGGCATGATCTCGCTCCTTGGTCTTAATGCTCCAGTGAGAAACATTGATCTTCCAGAAACAAAGATCAGAGCAATTGTTCCGATAACAACACTCAAAGTGTATGATGCAGAATCAAACATTATCATCACACGCAACAACGTTGATTCTTTCTTTGAATTAAAGAATGCTCCTGTTGAAGAAGCTCCTGCTCCAAAGAAGGAAACAAAGAAACCAGCTAAGAAACCAGAACCAGTTGTAGTTGAACAGGTTGCAGAACCAGTTCCAGTTGTAGAAGAAGTTGCTGAAGCTCCAGCTGTTGAAGAACCAGTTGAAGAAATTCCGGTTGAAGTTAACGAAGAAGCTGAACTTACATCAGATGAAGAATCAGTTGATGAAGAAGCTGTAGAAGAATCAGGTGATGAAGTAGAACCAGCTGAGGAAACAGAGTTCGTTCCAAAGAAGAAGAACAAGAAAAGAAGATAATGGGGGATAAGCATGTTTATATCTGAACAGGTTTTCAATGAGGAAGAAGTATTATCATTATTCCAGGAAGCTGTATCAGATCCCCATAAAAGAAATTTGTTACGAGAAGAACTCATCGACCCAATCATCGAAGTATTATCTACCTCCTCAGGTAAAAAGGAATACATTCGTTTGGGTAATGAGTTCCTCGAAGCAAATTCAGAGATGCTCTCAAAAGAGTATCCAACTAAAGCGGTATCATTCCCACGTTTATACGTAGACAACGTTGTTAAGTTATTTGGCTTTACTTTAGCTTCATTAAAGAAGACAGTAACTGAAGTATTGAAAGAAGTCGGTTTATCTGACTTTAAAACAATTACAGCATCACCAACGAATGTGATACATACTATAGTATTATCATATTCAGATATGATTTTTGATAAAGACTTAAGAGATTCAGCCCGTCATCAGACGGGTCTGACTATATACTCTCTTATGTTTAATAAGTACTTTGGTCAAGTATTCAATGAAGCTACAATGGCATATACGTATATGCATCTTAATGGTACATGGGGATTGGTTAAATCCGAGAATATGATAACATGGATCGGTAGCATGGTGGAAACATCATATGCTTTCTATAAAACTAAACTTACAGTGAATATGTCACCAAAGACATTAGTAGACTATCTTAACAGATTACGTACTTCATTCAACCAGCAGATGAAATCATTATGTGATAGATTCCGTAAAGATCTGGCTGAAGGCAACGCTGCAGGTGAAGATACTGATGGTGATAATGAGTATCTTGAATCCAATCAGTTTACTACGATATGTGATAATCTTATAAGGATAATTCGTAATGGTGATCCACGTTATAAGAAGAACGGTGATCTGTATTCTGGTATAGCTCGATACAAGAACGTCAAATGTCAGGATCTATATGATTTAGCACAGAAGTTTGAATATAATGATATTCATTTTATATTTGAATTGATACTATACGTATTCATCACCAAAGAAGGAAATTCTTTGGATGATATCAACTCAATGAAATATGTTGATCGTATATCAAACTTCCCGACGGCAATAGATCGTGCTATTACGGGTAAACCAATTATCACACCTTACTGTGAGAAATATGCTGCAGACCCATCTATAATGAGAGCGTACATCTGCCTGTTAGCAACATATATAATGTATAACATAAACGATGCACGTCCAGAAAGTAAATAAACAAAGGAGTGAAATACAATGTTAAAGTCAACACAGACGAACAAGTACGAAACAGCTTGCTTTATTCAGGAAGCACCAACAATGGTCAGCAACCCATTGAATTTTGTTCAGGAAGCTTCATCAACGGATAATTCTCCATTAAAGGAACATGAACTGAGAGTGCTTAGGACAATTGATGGTTATCCGTATGCTAAGTTCCGTGCTTGTATTCAAACATATGGTACTTATAACAGAATGCATCGTTGCTATGACATGAATAACGTTGCAACCGTAGTAAACGGAGATGAACGTATCCGTACACTGGAAAAGAATAACCAGTGGAGGGGAGAATGGAATCATCCAAATCCAGATATTAAAGGACAGGAATATTCTGATATCAGAATGACAATTCCAGCTCCACAGAATACATCTCACTTTATGAACCTTCATGAGTTTGCCAATAATAAGATGACAGTTGAGATTACAACTCATCCTAAGACGGAATCTGGTAAAGCATATTCATCTGAGATCATTGACTTAAAGGCAACTCCATCTTACTCTGTAAGAATACTTGGTGTGGCTATACCGAATGCAGGTATCGGTCAGCCAAATATTCGTGTATCAAAATTCATTACAGCTGATGCAGTTGACTTCCCATCACACCAGGAAGCCGAAGCAGATATCCAGAGATATACTGAAGCTGCAACACAGGTACTCTTCCTCAAAGAGTTATCTAAGTATTGTGTAGATCAGGATGAAAACATGAAGGTTGTTTGTGAATCATTCGAGATTTCTCCAGAAGAAATTATGGGTATTCAGAATGAATCAATCATCGTTGAACAGTGTGATGGATCAATGATGGCTTTCCCACTCAGAGGAGATGTAAGAAGAGAAGCTCTCTCAATACTCAAGAATCTTTAATAGAGAAAGGAATGAAATCATAATGACTCAAATCATTATCAAGAAAGCATACTTTGATAATATCAAATTATGCATTGATGCTATAAATGAATTCTTTTCTTCTCAATTCAATACAAAGAACTTTCCTTCGATTGAATCTGACTTAGATGTTGATCCTACTATTAATAGTATATTGACATTACTCGACTTTGTTGAACCATCATGGATAGATAATCAGGATAAAGTTGATGCATGTATAGCTGAACTTAATGAAGCTCTCGAGAAAGCAGAGGAAGATGAAGATGCTAACTTTGATATCACTCCATATCAGTCTAAGATAAATGCTTACATCGGTTACAAAGTTCTTCAGTTTATTTCAGAGAACTTTGCTTCTTTCTCTGAATTATTGAATGCTATCTATACATTCGATTTATTCATGAATACATCGAAATATGAATCAGAAATCAATAAGATGAGTCAGCCAATCAATCTCGACGATATTCATCTCCCGGATGATTATAACGGACCTGTTCATATATTCTCTCTTGATTTCTATGTAACCGGTATATTCTCAAACAAAGAATATATTCAGACTACACTCAACAGAGATGAAGAACTTAACAGAATGAAACAGTTCTTAGATTGTACTGACTGTGAAGTCGTTGTAGATGATAGAGAAGATAATTATGAAGATGAAGAACCAACAGAAGAAGTTCAACAAGAAGCCGCTGTAGATAATACACGTGTACATGATATCAAACCAAATCACATCAAGTACAATGCATCTTCAGATACATTCTCTGTTTCATCACAATTACAGAACGTAATAACCGGATTAATATCCAAGCTTAGTCAGTGTGATTCATCTGAAGATTTAATTAACTTCTTTAAAGGAGTTAATGAGAAGACAATTCAGTTCCTTACAGATAATGAATCACCATGCATTCTCAATAAGATCTTTCTTAAACCAGAGAAGTGCCCAAAGGGAAATGATTACGTTAACCTGAAAGCATATGAGTCAGCATATATATCAACCCAACAGAAGAATGCTGGAGCATTAAGATTTGCTAACTATGATATCTTTACAACATTCAAAGTTGATAAAGAAGGTACAATACAATTCTTAAAGGATTTCTTAACATGTAATCTGTATAATGATAAAAACATATCAGTCTCAAATAATACTATATTAACGATATTCAATATCTTTGATTCACGTATATACTTTGACAGATTATATTCTCTTATACCGGATAAAGTTAAGAAAGAAAAATATCCTTCTGAAGATGGATTTGTTAAACTTGTTAGATCACGTATTAACAAAACATCTCATGCTAAGAAAATATATGGCGATGATGACACCACAAATACATCCCCAGTTAAACCTGCTAAAGAGGTACAAGAGTTTGTTTATAAAACAATGAAGTCTCTTGGTGATTGTTCTGTATCAGATCTTAGTAACAACGCCTTAGTTGAAGATATGGTTAATGCTGAGATATCTATCATTGGTAATTTACTCTACAACGAAGGAGTTTCTCCTGTAGCTACAGATACTATTATACAGGAAGCAATTGACATGAGTGATATGCCAGACTACATGAAGGATCGTCTTGAAGTAGCTGACAAAGATGCTGATGATATCACAGTACAACCTCCATCAGAAAATCAACCTGAAGCACCTCCAATCCCAGACAATGCATTTGACGATTTAGCAAACTCAATTGATTCTAAGATCAATGCAGCATCAGGTAATGATGTAGACGATATGCTTGGAACTGGATTTGAACAGGATCATCCTAATGCTGAACATAAAGAAGGAAGTAAGATAGTATACAACATCACGAATCATTATGATTATTCAAATTCATTTAATAAGAATTCAAATAATACAATGAATGATTCATCCCAAGGAAAAACTGTTAATATTACGAATAATGATTCTTCTTCTACAGAGGTAAATTATCCAAAGAAACAAGAAGAATCTAAGGTCCAAGAAAATAAGGGCACCAACAATAGTAATAATAACAGCGAACATGTTGAAGATACTAATGCTTCAAGTGTTTCTTCTGTAAATACTTCCGTTGATAAGGATTTATTCTCAAATGGAATGTCTATAGAAGAATTCTTTAATGTACTCGAAGCAGCAGAGCCCCTATCGGATAATATGGAACCTGTTAATACTAAAGCAGAACCACCAAAAGAAGATCCAGCTACAAAAGTACTAGATAAGGATCGCGAGCGACAGAATAGAGCCAACAAAGTTAAGAACGCAGTTAATGCTAAACTTCAACCAATTAAGCGTATTAAGAAAGCGCTTAAGAAAACGATCAATTCTCTTATCAAGAAAGATGAGGCTCAGGCTAAGTCTGAAATCATTGAAGATAAGAGCTATCGTAGTTGGTTATTCCGAGCTTCACGTCTTGCTATAAAGATCGGTGCTGTTGCAATTGCATGGACAATCAATGGTTATCTTGCAGCTGCATTCATTGCACTCGGTGTTATTAGAGAAAAGGATAAGAAAGATCGTCTCACTAAAGAGATGCAAAGAGAATTTGACTTACAGAATCAACTTCTGGATGATAAAATCAAGAAGGCTGAAAGTATCATTAATTTTTATTCATCTTCTAAGGAAGACCGTGATAAAGCTTACAAGGATAAATGGAAACTGATGAGAATCAAGCATAAATGTGAACGGCTTATGGCTGACTCTACAAATCGTAAAGGATTCTTAACTTCGAAGGATCAGCTTTAATAATCATACTATGAATTATCTTAAATCAACAGGGAGGTGTGCTGATAACATGTCTAGCAGAGAAGATAATCTTTTCCGCTATATAATGGAAGCAGAAACAGAACTTGCGTCATTCGATGATGGAGGAGCTGAAGATACAGCACCACCAATGGATGATTCAGCACCACCTGATGATGGTGCGGATAATCCACCAGAAATGAATGATACCGGTGATGACTTCGGATCATTTGACGATGGATCTTCTGATTCATCCTTGGATATGGGTGATGGTTCAGAAGGAACCGAGGGAGAATCTGGTGAAGAAGAAAATAATCAAGACGAATCGATGTCAGAAAAAGCGAACAACATTCTGAATCAGAAGCTGTATGAACAACTTTGTTCACGTAATGATGAGATCGAGAAAGTTCTTGAGAATCTACAACAGCTTACCCCAGTAATTCCATCAGATGTATTTGATGAGAATGAAGAACTCGTATCCAAACTCAAAGCTGCTCTCAATAAGAGTAAAGATTATGCAATATCCAAGTTCATCGATTCTAAGTATGGAGAGAATTTATTCTTCTATAACGAAATAAATATGCTCTACACGACGATATGTGATGAACTTGACAAGAATCTAAAGAGAAACTTTAAATCAAAGAAGTGATCTTTAAAAATTAAATTAAAAATAATACACATAGGAGGAATATACTATGGCATTTAGAAACTCTAGTTCAAGCCACGGAACATGGTTCCAGGAACAAGTAAACATGATTAACTCTGCTACAGAGGAAGAGCTCAATGAACTCAACGATGGCTTTGATCAGCATTTCGCAGAAGCTGCTACATCAATCAAGCAGAAGTTCAATGGTGTAAACGTTATCAAGGATTGGAAGAAGATGATGGAAAATCCTACAATCATGCAGGAATACAAGACAGAACTTCTCCAGCCAATCTGTGATGAACTCAGAAATTATCCTACAACTGATGAAGCTGAAAGATATCACATGGAACAGGTTGCAAAGGGTCTTGAAAATGCTTGGGATGAAGGCGTTAAGTCATTCCTCATTCAGGAAAGCTATAACGTAGCTAACTATCTCCCACTTTCAACTCTTGACTTCCCGGCTCTCATCAAGCAGTACATCAGATTCCTTGGTAAGGATCTCATTCCTGTTCAGACAGCTAACTCAACAAACATCGAACAGAGAATCTTCACAAAGTATCTTGTAAACAACCAGACAGGTGAAGAATGGGAAGTTCCAGCTCTCTACTTCAAGAAGGATGAAGATGGTAACCCACTCTGGAAGAAGATCTTCAACGCAGGTAAGGGTCTCAGAATCAATGATAAGGACGTTCTTACACTTGCTACAATTCAGGCTGCTCCGAACAAGAAGTTCAGCATGTTCAACTGGCTCATGGATGACAACGGTGATCCGCTCGATGGTCAGGGTGGTCACGGTACATTCACACCAACAATCAGAACAAGAATCTCTTATGACCTCAACATCAGATTCGTTCAGGTTACACAGGAACTCACAGAAGATCGTTATGATGTACTTGCAACAGAACCAGCTGACTGGGCTACAAACTACACATCATACTTCACACTCAATGATTCAACAGGTGAATATGAAGCAGTAACAGGTGCTTCAGCTCCTACATTCGCTGCTGGTACATACTACAAGAAGACAGCTGCTGGATCAAACTATGACTTCAAGGTTAAGCTTCCTGCTGGTGGTCTTGCTATCGATATTCAACACGGCGGTATCATATACAACGGTGCTATCACAGAAGATATGAAGCTCCCTGTAGTTGATAAGGCTACAAACAAGCCAACAGGTGAAACAATTGCATTCTCAGACAGAGTATCTGGTGCAGTTGACTTTGTTAAGGGTACAATCACACTCACATCTTGTGGCGTAATCACAGGTGTATACGTTGATGGTTTCATCTCAAACGAAGACAACATGAGAACAATTGGCTTCAGAGAATATCCAGAAATCAGAAACTGGCTCATCGCTGACGGATGCAGATTCCAATTACCGTTCACGGTTGAGGACTTTGCTGAAGCAAACGCTTCACTTAACTTCAACCTCTATTCAAGACTCGTTCAGGAACTCGTAACACAGCAGGAACTCATCGAAGATTCTTACATTGTTGACTTCCTTGAAAGAGACTTCGAAGCTAACGATGGTTATGATGCAGATGCATTCAAGCTCGAATCATATACACACGTTGAATACGCTGATCTCTCACCTACAGCACTTTCACCAAACTTTGCTGGTGATCCATATGAATACAGAACAAATGCAGTTCACAATGCAATTGAATCTGTAATCTATGAACTCTGCGACAAGGGTAAGTACGATAACCTCGGATTCGTTATCTACTGCAACCCGAAGGCAGCTCGTCTTCTCAACAAGTTCACAACATGGACAGTTCAGAAGTCAACTGAGATCGGAGGAGTACAGATGAACCACGCATTCGGTGTACTCACAGATTCTTCAACTCCAATCAGAGTTGTTGCTTCAAACCGTGTAGATGCTTACACAGTTATCGAAGCATATCAGCAGGGATCACAGCCGGGTCAGATGTCAAGAGAATACTTCTACAACATCATTGCTTATCCGATGGACAAGTTCCATATCACATATAAGCACCTCAGATTCGCTCGTCACCTCACAAACAGCCCTGAGAATGCTGCTTATGCAGATGCTCAGAACCCAGGTGGTGCAGCAATGTACGTAACATCATCTGCACAGTACAGAACAATCGTACTCCAGGGTATCCAGGGCAGAGTAATCTGCAAGAACTCTGTACTTGTTCCAGATTCACGTGCAGGTATCATCCAGTAATCATCTTTATTCTTGAAGATGTAGAAACAATTGACATGGCGGGCAATGCCCGCCATGTTGTTGTTTTATTTATTCTGAGCAGTCTCGTTAAATTCTTCTATACGCATTAATATCTTCTTCGTGAGATAACTCTTATCCACGTTAGGATATGTCTTCTCAACATTCTCTGCAATAATGTTTATGAGATTCTTATCGATTACTCGCATACTCTTTGCAAGTGTAGCTTCAGTAATGATTTGCTCTCTGATGGTTTCATCTATTACCTTAGCCTGATCTGGCTTTGGCATAATGAATGTAGATGAACGTCTTTGTTCTTCTTGATTCAAATATAAAGCCACATTGTTGTTTAATTTCGTTATACTACTATAAGTAGTATCAAAGTCATGTTGAATATCATCTGTATTGGATAGAATGTTTCTGGATTGTTTCTCCAATAACATATACTTCCATTCAATGTTTTCCAGATGATTTGATAATTGTTTATACCATCGATGATAAACAATTGTAACGACTGTGATTGTACACAGTAATGTTGATAATAAGATAATGATTATAGATTGCATATGGATAACCTCCTATGTGAAATTTAACGATATTGTTTATACGAAAGGATGTGTTAATATTGAATGATTTGAATAAAAACTTATTATCATCTATTGAATCTGTAGATGATATTATATTTGAATCTGAGATGAACGTGCTTCATTCTATAATAGATGAGTATAGTAAAATCGGAATGCTTATGGAGTATGCAGACGAATCAGTTGTCAATGAATTCTTAATTATTCAAGAAGCTGGGATCATACTCGAAGCTGGGTCAAAAACAAAAGAAACTGAGAAAACAGATACGGCTAAACAAAAGAAAGAAAATATCTTTATTCGTGTTGGTAAAACTATCCTCAAAGCCATCAAAACAGTATTTACTTTGATCATAAAAGGATATGTGTGGCTAATTGAGAAGTGGGTTAGTCTTTTTGATTTTGAGTTTTCATTGACAGTTGATAATTCAGACAATAGAAAGATAGCAAGATTAAAAGAGCTGGTTGAGAGAGTTTATAACAGTGGTGGTAAACTATCATTCGATGATTTATCTGATGAAGAGCTTAAAGAAATCCTTGAAGGAATCAAATGTCTTGACGCTGATGCTAGAAATAAAGAAGAAATAGTATATCTTCATAAATTATGCAATGAAATTCTTGCATCAAGACAAGGTGTCAAGAAACGTTCAGCTCTTAAAAAGCAACAGGACAACTTTAAGTATGAAGTTG